GATATGGTCATCAGACGGCAGTGAGCAGTCCCGCTTATTTTTTTACTGCCGGAGCTTGGGAAGGGTCTATCATTATTGATGTAATGACTAGAAGCTTAAGAGCCAGAGATGATTTGGTTGAGGCAGTAGCGATGTGTTTTACAGAAATAACATTTGATGCACTTCACGACGTTGGAATCATCGTAAAACCGGTTGATATCGGCGGAGCATCTGAGACTGATGATAGAATAGATAAATTATTTAGGCAAACTATCACATTAAATATAAGAACAGAGTGGCGAAGAGAAATACCAATTAGCAGCTTTATTGATGCAATTTTCTTTACAGCCTCTTTTCAGGACGTATCAAATCCTAATAATTCAGTAGCGACAAATTTGACGATAAATACAGAGGTTAGCCTAACAGATATGCTGCTAAATATGTAATTAAATGAAAATTTTAAGCTTTTAAATTTGAAAAGTTTTAATAATAAAGGCAAGACAATAAAATCTATTAATATATCGCCAATAATAGGAATATTAATACATTTTAATGATGCAACTAGAAGAAGTTGAACTTAATATATCTGAAGGCTCTACCAGAATAAGGCATAAAATGTATAACAAATTTTTAAATGGAGAAATCTAATGGCTAATATTCCCGGTGGAGCAGGCGTAAACCCTGGCGTTTTCACAGATGTTATTACTCAATCACGTGGAGTATCCATTCCTGGTGGTTCTCGTATAGCGGCAATGATTGGAGAAGGTTCAACTGATGAGACATTAGTTTCACAGGCTAGCGGTGGCGGTCAAGATGGATTAAATTCATCTTATACTGGTACTACAGGACGAGATGGTAGACATTTTCAAATTACAAATGTACCATTAATTTCTAACAGAACCACTTTATTTAAAAATGGTATTCCTTTGGTTGGACTTGAGTCTCTTATTGATGCCAACCCATTTAATAATAAATATGATTATCGTGTAGATATCACTACAGGTCGAATTGAACTTCAACGAGCCCACTTTGTTGATCAGGGAAATTCATCTTTAAGCAATGCTTCTGTACCATACTATCTTCCTCTTAGCACTAATGTTGGCGTAGGCTCTCTTACTAATTTAACGCTTCTTGATTTAAATGCACCACCAGAGACATGGACTATTCGTTGCTCTTCTGTTCAAAGAGATTCCCTTAATGCACCAATCGCTCTTACTGCTAAATTTTTAGCATTCGGATCTATTTCAGGAGCAAAACTTGATGCTAACGGAAATCCAGTTATTTGGAAAGCGGATGGCTATGTAGTTAGCAATGGTGTATTAAGTTTTGCCATTGTAGAATCTACTCCAGTTTTCCGCGAAGGCGACGCTTTTACAATTAAGGTTGTAAGTGGAGTTTTAGTTAGAAATGATTCTTTAGTTGTAAATTATATTCCAACTTTTAATTTGAACGATCCTGTTCTTCTTCAAGGTCTTGGTCCAGTTGCAAATAGACACGGATTTCCAAGTCTTACTAATAATTTATCTTTGGGCGCCCAATTAGCTTTTGCTAACTCTGCTCCAGCTTTATTAACAGTTCAGGCTGCCCCACCAATGCCAAGAAGATCATCATACTTTTTAGATTCTGATGTAAATGCTTTGGCTCTTGATAATGATGAATTCATTTTTCCATTGCCAGTTGGTGTAACGCCAGATTTTAACTCTCAAATTCACTTTTTTGTTACCAATAATGCAACAAATGTTGAAACTCAAATTCTTCCAAATAAATTAGACTATTATCTTTTAGATACTAGTGGGCAACCAACTACTACTCAATTTATTACTGATAATACTGCAGCTCCAGGCGGGCATTCTTACTTCTATACTGTTAAGCAGAGCCTAGAAACATTGAATTTTGGTGAGGATGGTTATATCGCAAGATTAAGTGGAATCAATAGAGGATTATTTAGCTCTTCTGTAGTTTTTGATTCTACTTATGTTGGTAAGACGTTAAAAATTATTGACTCGGCAAATTCTGCTAACTATGGATTATTCCATGTTACAGCAGTTAGTGGTGGAAAATTAGATGTTATTGCAGATGCGACACTTGTATCTGGCTCAACTTTTCATAATCCAACTTATCTATCAGCTATTCTTAATCAAACCTCTGTTAGCTTCCAAGTAATTGATCCAGTAACTGGATTACAAGTTGCAGCAAATGCCGGTACGAACGGCGCGCTTAATACTACAGGCGTAGGCGATGGCTATATGAGTAGCGCTACTATAGACTTCTCTGCCATTGTAGGTATTACTAACTATAAACTTAAAATTAACAACGGAGAGTTGGTGGCTACTTCTGCACAACCAGTTGGTAATGATGGTTTATATGATATTATCAGCACCACTGGTACCGGCGTAAATATTAGAAAAGCTATTGTTCAAGAAAGCGCTCTTGAATATGAAGTGTTAGATCCAAGTGATGTAAGTAATTATGTTGTCGTTAACCACAATGTTGTACCAAATGGTTATGCAATACGAGTTACCTTAATTGACACTAAAGATGCCGGCTTTTATGATGCTGGCTGGATCAATGCGCTTGAGTCTCTTGAAAAAGTAGAGTGTGATATTTTGGTTCCTTTACCAAAACAAACCATTTCTGTTATTTTCCAAAATGCTCTTGCTCACTGTAAGTCTATGAGTAATATCCGTAACAAGAAAGAAAGAGTCTTGTTTATGGGGGCTATCAGTGGATTAACGCCTGACAATCTAACTGGTGTAAGTGATGCCGCTGTTGAAGATATTGGTATTCTTGAAGGAATTCAAGGAGAGACAGTTACCGATATTTTGGCAGGTAACGTTGAAGATTTAGCTAACTACTCTGTATCTGATGCTTTTGGAAATACTTTCAGAGCAGTATATTTCTATCCAGATCAAATCGTTGTACAAGCTGGTGGTGACAATGTATTAATCGATGGATTCTACTTGGCAGCAGCGGCGGCAGGGTTTGAGTCAGCTGATGTTAGACTTGAAAATCCATTAACTAATAAAGTTCTCAGTGGATTTACTATCTTAAGAGATAAGCAATTCTCACCTCTAACTCTAGAGCAATTATCTGCAGCAGGCGTAACAACATTACAACCTGTAGCCGGAGGCGGTAGAATAGTATGGGGTCGCACAACGACTCAAAGTGGGTTCCCAGAAGAAGAAGAGATTTCAATCGTCTTCATTCGTGATAGAGTTGCAAAAGTATTAAGAACCGGATTTGGCGGATTTATTGGTAATGCAGAAACGCCAGATACACAAGCAATCTTAAATACTCGTGCCATTATCCTATTGAATTCGTTAGTATCTCAAGGGTTAATTTCACAATATGCAGATTTGTCAGTAGCAAGAGATGGAGTAGATCCAAGACAATGGAATATAGCTGTTAGAGTACAGCCAACTTATCCAGTCAACTTCATATATATTAAAGTCAGTTTGGGTCAAATATAATTAGGGAGACATAAATGGCTTTAGCACCAAATACAGGTTCAACATTAACTCAAACTAGTGGTAAAAATAAAACTAGTACCGCTATTTCAACCAATATACTTATTATGGTTGGAGAGACAGCTGTCGGCGCAATTCAGTCTATGCAAATTACTGAATCGCGAGGACTTAAACAAATTGATGAAGTTGGTACTGATGGGCACGTTGATTCTGTTCCAAATGTATCTACAAACATAACTGGAAGTTGTCAAAGAGTTAGATTTGATAGATTAAGAATTGCAGAAGCTTTTAGTAGAGGCTTTGTTCACGTTGCATCTCAGGCATATCCTTTTGATATTGTCATTATAGATAAACAAAAATCAGATACTGGTCTTCAAATATCTACAGTTATTAAAAATGTTTGGATCAAAAGCATTGAATATACTTATCAAACTACTGATTGGGTAATTTCAGAAACAATGCAATGGGAAGCTGAAAGAATTTACAGCCATCTTAATTCTGGAAGTAATAATGCTGTCGCGCAGGGCGGTGAAATTAATGTTAAGCATATGGGCAAGGGCGGCGTATCTGGTAAAGGACTAATTACTATTGAACAAGAGGCTGATACAGGATTTGGCGGACGTGGCGGCTCTCTTGATGCTGCTGGGCTTATAGATCTTGGTAATGCTGGCGACTTATTCTAATTAATATAGTTTTATAATTAAGTAAAATATCCTGTAAATTGATATATATAATATCAGTTACAGGATATTTCTTTTAGTGGAGTTAAAGATGCCAGAATTTAAAAGCAGTTTGGGAAGCAAATCATTTGAGGGACAGCAGCTTAGGGAGTTTGATATTCCCGATGAGGATGGTTCGCAAAATTATTCTTCACCGCCTCCAAGCCGTAGTAGATCATATGATACTTCATCGGATATGAACTCTATTAGAAATCTTCAGAATAAAATGGAACAGCAAGAACAAAGTCAAGATGAAATTGAAAGAGAAATTAGACAGGCTAGAGAATCTAAAAGGTCTGGCAAAGAGCGTTTAAATGATGGTGCCCGCCGCCGCATTGAGATGTTAATTGGCATGACAAGAACTGCTCGCGAAGTAGATTTAGAAGGAAATGTTTATATTTTACAAACACTTCGTTCTAAAGAAATGCGCGAAGCAATTATGATTGCTGCAGAATATGATGGAACGGTTCAATCTCCATTTGAAATTAGAAGACAATTGCTGGCAAGGTCATTAGTACAGGTTGCTGGGGTCGAGGCGGCTCAATTTGTAGGCTCTAATGCGTTAGAGGCTCGTTTAGCGCTGGTGGATGATTTGCCCGAAGAATTACTTAATAGATTATTTGACGAATATCAGAAAATGATTAATGAGGCTCGCGACAAATTTTCTCTTAAAGACGCCGCCGATGCCCAGGAGGTCATTGAAGATTTAAAAAAATAATATATGAACCGGAACATCGTTTTATCTGGTTTCTTTGTAAAAAGTATCAAATAAAGCCCGATGATCCATTTATAATTGATATGGATCCGGTTCAAAAAATGTGGATGTATTCTAATTGGTTGGAAGACCAAAATGATGATGCCGAACTTGCTAAAAATCACGCATATCTATTAGCATCATTTTGGAATCCAGAAGCAGTTCAAGAGATTATGGGAGGAGCAAATACTCACATATCTAATGATGAAGAATTTGAAGAATCAAGTAGAATGGTTAAATCAGAAAGTTTAGAAATGCTTGCCGCTCTTAAGAAAGAGGAGCCAATTAAGAGACGACGCAGAAAACAAATTATTAAACAGGACTGATAAATGGCTAACGAAACGCTAACTCCAGAACAAGTTAAAGCCCTAACTGATGCTGCGGCACAGTCGGGTGAGGCTTATGGTGATTTACTTAATAAAATAAAAAAAGCCGCTTCAGATACTAATACGTCAATTACTGGAGTATTCACCAATTTAAATAAATCGGTTCAAAGTGGTGAGTCAACTTTTGCAGTAGCCCTTAATAAAATGGGGAAATCAGTAATTGGATTTGCGGCATCGGCAATAACATCATTTGGCGGAATAGAGAAATATATTAGTGATTATGTTGCCGGCATGGGAAAATCAGATGTAGCAACACAAAGTGCAAAAAATGGATTATTACTATTTTCAGCCGCCGCCCTAAATGCAAAAGCATCTTTTACTACCGGCACCGAAGGCGCTATTACACTTACGTCACAAATACATGAATTAGAGCAGTCATTAGGCGCTGGTGGCGAGCGCGCAACATTTGCATCGAATGCTTTAAAAACAATGGCCACAAGCCTAGGAATTAAGGCTCCAGCCGATCAATTAATTGGGGTGCTTAAAAATATGGCAATACATGCAGACAATGCAACCAGAATGCAAGCGGGGATAGTAGCATTTTCTGGTGCAACCGGCGATCTTGGAAAGATGTATGAAAAAACTGGCGCCGGACTTCAAAATATGAATTCTGTTTTAGCAAGACATCGCACTAGCATGAGCGATACCATTAAATCAACTGGACAGAGCGCAGAGAATGTAAAAGAATGGTATATGCAGCTGGGTCATGTGCCAGGCGCGCTAATATCGGTAGTTAAAGGGAGTGAGTCAGCTGGTGGCAGCATGAATATGTTAACGGCTGTTACAAAAATGGCTGCTGGTAATGGTAGAGATACTAAAGCAGTTATTGATGATTTAGGGGTTGCATTTAAAAACTTCGGTATGACTGGCGAACCGGCATTAGCATTTATTAATAGCTTTTCTGAATTATCAAATAGTTTAGGAGTTGAGTTTAGTGAGATGAAAGCAGGCTTGATGGGTACAGCAGATGCTTTTAAAAATCTTTTTACCGCAGGTCAGAATGAAATGAAAGGAACTGAAGCTCAAAAAAATATGATGAATCAATATGTTTTTTCATTAAAAGAAGCTGGTATGACTGGAACACATGCAGTTGAAACGGTGAAATCTATGGCTGGGGCAATGGGCTCATTAACTATGGCTCAAAAAATGTTTATTTCGTCACAAACTGGCGGTCCAGGAGGAATGACTGGAGCTTTACAGATTGAAAAAATGGTAAGGGATCGTGATGTAGGCGGACTTCAAAAGAAGCTGTTAGAAACTATTAAAAAACAAACTGGACCAATTATGCGCTTTGAGGATGCAGAAAAGGGTGGCGAAGCTGGCGCCCAAAAATTTAATTTGCAAAGACAACAAATTATGGAAGGTCCGCTCGGTGGCGCACTAGGCGTTAAAACTTCAGAAGATGCGTCTAGAATGTTAGATGCATTATATGCAATTGAGCATGGCATTAAAGAGCCACCACCAGTAGCTAAAGGAACTGATGGATTAAAGGCTGCAATTGATATTGGTAATTCTATTCAAAAACAAAGTAATACTCCACTTTCTGAGATAAATGCCAATGTAGATTCAATTATGGGGTATACAGAAAATATGTTAAAAGAACTGCAAGAGCGTGCGCTTGGAGTTAATAGTCAAAGTGGACAAGTTATGAGCGACTCTCAAACAAGACGCGAAAATAAACAAAGAGAGAGTACGATAGCGGGCGGAAGAGATACTGAAAATCTTCGACATTCAATGACAAATAAAGGATTAAAAGTAGAAGATCAAAGAGATCTAGCGATTGCTAATACTGTAAAAAACAGTAAAGATATGATTGGAAATTTAACAAAAGAAGCTGCTGATGCCGTAAGTCAATTTGTGGAAATATTAGGTACTGGAAGTGTCAAAGAAATTAACGACTCGGCAGCCGCCGTGCAACGTGATGCCGACGCTCAAAAAAAATCTGGAAAGATGTCTTCTAAAACGGCGCAAGATGTGTCACAATTTACGGAAAAGGCTCGTGCAGCATCGGTTGCAGCAAGGTCTCCCCAACCACTTGGTGATAA